AAATCTACACCGACTCCTAAAAAGACACAGGCTCCTAAAACGACACAGGCTCCTAAGAAGACGCAAGCTCCTAAGAAAACACCAGCACCAACTCCTAAGAAGAAGGAACCTACCAAAGCCCAACAGATGGCTAAGGATAGGATTGCAGAAGGCAAGACTGTTAGTCAAGTAACGGCTGCTAACAAAGAGTCTATGAAGGCTGCTGCTAAAGAGCGTGACCAGAAGTTCCAAGCTACCAAGAAAGCTTCTCCAACTGGTAAAGGAGTACAAACATTTGGTGGTACACGAGACGATAGTACTTATAGTGAATCTGAGAAGCAAGCAATTAGAGATGCAGGCTACGCAGTCTCAGGCTATGCTAAAGCATCAGCTACAGGAGGACTAGGACAGGACACAGTACCAGCTGGTTCGTTTAATATTAGTGAAGAAGGTAAAGCATTAGCAGCACAGCAGAGAGCAGAGGCAGCAGCTAAGAAGGCAGCAGCTGACAAGAAGGCAGCAGCAGATGCAGCAGCTAAGAAGGCGGCAGCAGAAGCAGCAGAGAAAGCACGTAAGGCTGAAGAGAAAAGACAGATACAGTTTGATCCGAATAGATTATTGTCAGGAGTTGAAAATGCTTTTACTGGTGAAAATCTATCATCAGGTGACTTACGTAACCCACTAAATGCTTCTAACTATTTGGCAGCAGCTGGTGCTGGTTACACAGACGCAGTTGTAGGTGGTGTTAACTTTGCTAAAAACTTAATACCCGGACTTAAACAGTTACCCAACGTACCTACGTTACCAAATTATGCTGACAAAAACTTACAAAACGTAAGAAATATATCAGCGGTTGGAATACCATTAGCACAAGGAGTTGGAGCTGCAAAAAGATTTATGAGTGTTGATCCTGTATCAGGTAAAGCAGGCTTTGCTAATGAAATAGCTAAGATGACTGTAAGTGATTCAGCATTTAAAGCTGGTAAAGTACCAAAACTTACTAAGACTGGTATCACAAACATAAGCCCACTAACTATTGGTAAAGCATTTACACCTCAGATGGTTGCAACAGGTCCAACAGCTGGAGCATCAGTTGCTCTTTCTGGTGCAATGCTAGGTGGTCAAGCAACAAAAGCTGGCGGACTAAACATAGGTTCAACGGCTGACAGTGATGAAGGTAAACCCAAGGGACTATCAAGAGTTTTAACTGGAGCTGTTGATGCAGTGATGAGAGATACTACTGACTTTGATAAACGAGGTGTAGGCGAACCTATACCATCATTAGGAGGATTAAATAAAACTCTTGCAGGGTCAGTTATAAATGCTGCGGCTAACGAGACAGGTACAATCAATAAGTTCCGAACAGAAACTAATAACTTCCAAAACCTTAACCCTAAAAACTTTGACAACTTGTCTAATAATGACAAAGTTAAAACAGTACAAAGTGTACTTAAGTTTACAAACGACAGTCAAGCTGCACAAGCTTTGGGTGAAAATTTAGGATTAGGTAAGGACTTTAAAACTAAAATTAATAATCTTGCAGGCGATATTCAAGGTCGATTAACAGGCGTAACAGCTGATAGGGATTCACTCTATGGTGCGACCTCTAAGTTTGCTAAAGAGATAGATACAGATTCAGACCTTGCTCCTTTAAATAAATTCTTAACAGCAGCAAGTGTAAATAATTTAGGTGAAGCTGGTAAAGAAACAGCAAAGGTTAACCTAGGTCTAGGCATCAACGTACCTAATCCGTTGGGTATAACTAATGAAATGGCACGTGATATCAAGGCAGCTTTCCAAGATGATAGTCCTACAACTAAAGGTTTATCTAAAGAACAAAGAGGTTTAATTGCTGGTGGTTTCGGTAATAGAATACTATCTGGTAAAGCTACTGATGCATTAAGAGAAGCTACTTATGGTTTTGGTGACAAGCCTGCTGTTAATGTAGGATTATCTGAAGGAGCTCCGATGAACTTTTCAGATATAGTAAACACCGGTTTAGCTATAAGAGAGAATCTAAAAGGAGATACACTAGCTGCTAAACGTCTTGACGAAGCTCAACGATTAATCACACCTAGTGGTCCTACAGCAGGCTCACTTATCAGAGGATTAATACCTCGTGGCAGAGGTGGCTCTGGAAGTGGTACAACACCAAGTCCATTACAAATTAGACCAGCTGGAGCAGGGGGAGGATCAGGTTTCACACCTGTACAACAACCTGTACAGCCTGTAGAAGAATTTATACCACCACTACTACCAACTGGACAACCACAAAGTGGTCAGAGTCCTACAGCGTTAGCAGATATAGCACAGCAAGCTTACACAAGTGCTCTTAGATCGTACGGAATAGATCCCGGTTTCTTTGCTAGGATTAGACCAAGACGATTTAACACAGCAAAAGGCACTTCATTTAGAAAAGCATTTAAGAGAAGGTATTTTTAAACAATGACAGCAAAATCTAGGTATGATAATTTATCCAGTGATCGTTCCCAGTTTTTGACCGAAGCAGAAGACGCAACTAAACTTACACTACCATATCTTATTCGTGGTCACGAAGAGTACCAGAAAGGTATGAAACAACTGAAGACACCTTGGCAGTCAGTGGGAGCTAAAGGGGTGGTAGCATTAGCATCAAAGCTATCGCTATCACTCGTGCCTCCACAGACTAGCTTCTTTAAGCTACAGCTAGACGAGTCTCAGTTAGGTCAACAGTTTGGTCCGGAAGTAAAATCAGAACTTGACTTATCCTTTGCAAAGATAGAGCGTACAATCCTTGACGCTATCGCTGCATCAGATGATCGTGTAGTAATACACCAAGCATTGCAACATCTAGTTGTAGGTGGTAATGCTCTTATCTTTATGGGTAAAGAAGGACTGAAGTTATATCCTCTTAATCGCTTCGTAATAGAACGAGACGGCAACGGCAACGTGATTGAAATTATCACAAAAGAAAGGATCAACAAAGATCTTATCCCATCCTACTATGACATCATGCCAAAGAAAACAATCACGGATGATGACGAAGAGGAAGAGGAATGTGATGTCTACACGCATGTAAAGCGTGACAACAACAGATTTATATGGCATCAAGAAGTGCACGATAAAAAGATACCGGGCACACAAGGTAAGTCACCATTAGATAGTACACCATGGCTACCGCTACGATTCAATACAGTAGACGGAGAAGCATATGGTAGAGGTAGAGTCGGACAGTTTATCGGAGATCTTAAGTCTCTCGAAGCATTGTCTCAGGCTATAGTAGAAGGTAGTGCAGCAGCAGCTAAGGTTGTGTTTACTGTATCACCATCATCTACAACCAAACCACAGACGTTAGCAGCAGCTGGCAACGGTGCTATTGTACAAGGTAGACCAGATGATATAGGTGTTATACAAGTCGGAAAGACAGCTGACTTTGCTACGGCATTGCAGCACATGCAGACACTCGAAAAGCGATTGAACGAAGCGTTCCTAATCCTGTCCGTTCGGCAGTCGGAGCGTACAACAGCTGAAGAGGTACGCATGACACAGATGGAACTAGAGCAACAGCTTGGCGGACTCTTTGGATTACTCACGATTGAGTTCCTAGTACCATACTTAAATAGAAAGCTCAGTATATTCCAGAAGACAGGCGAGATACCACGTATACCAAAAGGTATGGTTAAGCCTATCATCGTAGCTGGTATCAACCAACTAGGTAGAGGTCAGGATGTACAAGCACTTGGTGGTTTCTTACAGACTATTGCACAGACAATGGGACCAGAAGCTATCACAACATATATAAATCCAGAAGAGGTAATCAAACGATTAGCAGCTGCACAAGGTATAGACGTATTAAATCTTGTGAAGAGTATGCAAGAAGTACAGCAAGAAGAAGAGCAGGCTGCGGCACGAGAAGCTGAACAGACTGCACTACAAGCTACACCAGCTTTACTGAAAGCACCTATGATGGACCCAAGTAAAAATCCACAACTAACACGTGGAGAATCAACCCCACCACCAGAACAATAAATGGCAGAAACATTAACGATGGAGTCTAAGGTCGAGACAACAAGTATCGACAATCTTTCAGAAGAAGAACAGAACTCCCTAGAAGTTGGTGAGCAGATGCAACAAGCTCAGGACAACCTACTAGCTGGCAAGTATAAAAATGCTGAAGAGCTAGAGAAAGGTTATCTTGAGCTACAACAAAAACTCAGCAACAAAGAAGAAGCACCAGAAGAAGAACCACAAGCTGAACAGGCTGACGAAGCTGAAGAGTCAACTCTTTTAGAGCGAATGTGGGATGAAGCTACATCTGGCAGTGAGTTTAGTGAAGAGCTAACACAAGAGCTAGAAGGTATGAGTGCTAAAGAGTTAGCAAACATGTACTTAGATTACAGACAAGCTAACCAAGCTGACCCACCAGAAAACAGAGACTTTTCAGCTGACGAGATAACACAGTTAAAAGGTATCGTAGGTGGAGATGCTAACTATAATAACATGATAGACTGGGCACAGAAATCTCTTAATGAACAAGAGGTTAACATGTTCGATGCTGTCATGCAACGTGGAGATCCACTCGCTGCATTTTTTGCAGTCAGATCACTAGCCTACGCATACAATGATGCGGTAGGATACGATGGAAATATGGTACAAGGTAAAGCACCAAGACAAAGTAAC